GTCACATCATCAATTGAACTGTTCGCAAAACTGATTGGCAATGGCCATGCGAGGCGGACCCCTTGTTCTCCCATTGCGCGATCATTGCATCGAGGCATCTCAATGCGCCTTCGTACTGCTCAGGAAGAAGGTCGAACGTGTAGGACGCAAGCCCTATTTCGCTGAACGCCTGCCCGATAACGTCACGCTTGGTCCAGGACACGGGCAGGCTCCTTCAGGGCGTCGTCGATCTTCTTGAGCAGCGTAGCATCATTGTGCTTGTGGTGAACAGCTATCCCAAGCTCCTTGCACTTGGCTTCGATCTCAGCGCGCGTGGGCGGCGCATCATCAGGCAATGGCACCGGCGGCGGCGCAGGGACAGGGACCGCCACCGGCTTACGCCACGCTTCCACGGCCAGTGGAACTGTTGGATGCCAGCCGTCTGAGACAGCGGCATCAAATTCGGCTTCATCATTCGCAGGCCGGGTTGCGAACGAATACCCGCCACCGACCCAAGGGCCGGGGCACTTATAAAGCAGGGTTGGAAACTCAATCATTTCTTCTCCATGTGAAACGGGGCGGCCTCGTGAGCCGCCCCATCCAGATCAGGCGAGCCTGTACGTGACGAACGTATTTGCCGCCGTCTTGCGTGTCCGCAGGCGCAGCGCGTTGCCGTGGACTGCGCCCGTGGTTGAGTGTGCAGACTGGCAGACCATCGTGCCGACGACCGTGTGATCCGCTCCGGCTGTGATCGTGATCGTATCCGCAGCCCGCAGCCGACAGGTTGATCAGCGTCCAGTCGAAGTGTTCATCCACCGCAAACGAGGTGGCCGCATCCAGCAGGGTGCCCGGTCGGAAAGCGTGTAAGCCGCCGTTGCACCCGCAGTGTGCGTGCCAGTTACAAGCCCGGTCAGCAGTTCCGCTGCCGTGAGCGTAACAGCAACCGTTTCAGCAGCAGGGGTAACCTGCGTGCCGCTGTTGCTCGTGCGCTGCTCTTTCACAACCGGATCAGTGCCGATCTCGTAGTACGCCGGATAACCGCCGCCCACTTCAATCGTCAGCACTGCGCCGCCCGTGTAAGTGCCAAACACCGTCTGCCCGTTGCTCACCGTGCCGATGATCGCCGATGCATCCGGATAGTTTGCAAAACCCGACGTGCGGTAGACGTTGACTTCGCCCTGCGTCCAGATTGCCAGCTTCTGCGTAGCACCCAGCGTGACGGTTACTGTGCCCGAAGGCCAAATAAAGTTACTCATATCCGTTACTCCTACGGGTTCTGGCCAAACATGATAACACCGCTCATCTGCGGTTGCTTATTCACCACGCCGTACAATGTATCAACGCGGAATTTCGTCCTTTGAGTGTTAATGTCGAACTGCTTCGACATCACAATCTCAACGCCGTTGTCCGTGGTTGCACGCATTGTGGCCGCGCCCGCATCGTTCGGGACCGCCAGCCTGCCGGGGAGGATTTCAATCGCATCCTTGGACCAGAACGGGTTCATGAATGCCGGTTGGGTATTCAGGAACGTGACTCCCCGCAGTGCCGGATTTCGCCGTGACAATGCAGTTCTGATACTGCTCGGCGGCTTCGTTTGCGACCTGGTTGCTGATGATCGGAGGCGTGATAACCAGCGTCGTGCCACCCGCAGGAACGACACAACCGGAAAGTCATCGGCTGGCCGGTGTCTTCCTTGGTGATCATGTGGACCCTGTTAACGTTCGCAATCGTGAACGCATCCCCGGCAGCTACGCTTGCTGACGTGCTTACGGTGACGGTCTGGAACCGGTTATCAACGTTAGACGTCTCACCGGTCGTGGCCGCTGTAGTCGCCTTCGGTATCCAGTAGTTGAGACCAGCGTCCAGAGTGGAAATCTGGATACCCGTCCCGCCTGCTGCTGCCGCCTTCCTGCGAAGGTAGTCGGCCTTGAACGTCTCAAAGCTGGCCACCATGCCGACGCTCGCCCTGCGGAAAGCATCGTTAGAGATCGGATCGCCAAAGCTGCGGGTGTTCTTCTGAAGGTCAGAAGCCATCCCGTTATAGTCGCGGGTCGAGAGCACCAGCTTGCGATCCTCGAACGAAACGCCGCTTTCGTTGAACGCCGCTTCGATCAACGCGACATCATCAAAGCCCACAGCCGCTGTGGTGCGGCGGATAAAGACTGAGCCATAGAAGGAGGCCTGGTCAATAACCGACTGGTTGATGTCCGATGCCAGGCGCTGTTCAGCAGAGGCGCTGATCCGCTGTTCCTGCAACGCGTCACGCAGTTCTTTAGCCGTAANTNGCCACGCAGCATGGCGCTGTGTGGTGATCGAAGCCGGAACTGTAAGCTGGGTGTAGTTGTTGAAATTATTCGTCGCATCCGCACCCGGATAGGTCACACCGATGTAGGGCATCGGGCGCCAGATGGTGTCGTTAGAACGCTCCATCATGGTCTGGTCTGTGCGGTAAATCGCAACGTTCTTGCTCATTACGAGGGCGTCCTGGAAGCCCTCAAGAAGCTGGTCGAACGCGACCACTTCTTCTTTAGAAAAGCCGTTAGGCATTGGTATTGCTCCTGGTTGGCGCCAGGATCAGGCTACTTCTTCAGCGAGGCCTTGTACTGGCGCACCTTTGTCAGGTCGCCAGTTCGGGCTGCTTCATCATAGAGCTGATCAAGACGCTTGTCCGACCCGACAGTGCTGGCAGAGACCTTTGACACTTTTTTCCGGGGCGGAACTGGGTTTGCGGGACTGGGTTCTCATCTGCGTCTCCATGCGCGCGACCGCGAAAATAAACTACGACAGGATCGGAAAGTTTTCGCCAGCTCCTGCAGGCGCTTTTCATCTTTCCCAATGGCATACAGCAAAAGTGCCGGGTCCTTTGCATGTGCCAGTACTACACCGCGCTGCGTATCATCGAGCGCGTGTAAGACCGTTTCCTCTACATCCGCGAAGTCCTTGATCTTGCCAATGACTTCAGCCTTCCGTGTCGAATAGGCCTCAAACTTACTGTTGAAGTATTGCTGGCGCTTGGCTTCGGTTTCCCTAGCTTCTGCTGCCTGCCGGTCGGTAACGGCCTTGCGTTCCTTCCAGGCATCGAGACGACGTTCGAACAGATCCGCATCATAATCGCAGGCTTCAAGCGTGGGCTTCGGTCCAAGCTGCGTCTGTTTCTGCTGCTCGTAAGATGCTAGCTTTTTCCTGGTTTCTTCCAATTCCCGCTCTGTTTGACGCAGCTTGCGGGTTTTTTCGCGGTCATTAGCCCGAACCTTACGCACCCAATCTGGTGCGCTGTTTTCGTCAATCTCTTCCTGAGGCGGCGTTTCCTCACCGATTGTTACAATCAGTTCCTCTTCGGAGTCATCCGGGGCGGCTTGGTTCTCACCCTCGGTCGTCTCGTCTTCGGTCTCGGGGGCTTCTGGCGCTACGTCCAGATCCTCAAGCTCCTGATCGTCAATCACTGCCTTGCTTGTCATTGGTAGTCCTCTCAGCGTAGGGGCGCTGGTTCCCGTAATTCTTTGAGCACATTCAATGCGTCAGATTTGCCCTGGTTGTCAATGTCTGCCATCGTCTTCGCCGTCTTGGCTTCCGTCTCGGCCACCCTTGCCACATTCAGCAGCGCCTGTGTCTGGCTCTTTTCAGCCTCTGCCATGAGAAGTGCAGCGTTAGCATCAGGTTCCTGCGCTTGAAGCTCTGCTTCCATCGCCTGCATTTCTTCCTCGTTCGGCTCAACGGCGCCCATCTTCACAAGGCGCGTCCGGAAGAACTTGCGGACATCTTTCAGGCCTTCGCCTTCCATGTTCATCATCGCCATCGAGGTGAGCACGGTAGACATCTCGGGGTCATTCTGGGCGAACTGAAGCATACCGACCAGTGATCTGACTGTGCCTGCCCGCTTGCTTTCGCTGCTTGGTCCGACGGTAACCGCAACGTCAAACTTGGCCCGCTCCAGGTCGTTCGCGTAGACCGTGGCGCTGGTTTCCTCGTCGATGGTGGGCGTGTTCAGCGTGATGCCTGCGATGTCACCGCTTTCCGCCACCGTCTTCATCTTGCGGCCGCGCTCGACATAGACATCCCTTGCCATCGAAAGCCAGATTTCAC